TGGCAGTTCATGAAGATGTTTATGGCTGGAAAAGTCTACTCAATACATATTGGGAAGGACATCATCACGAACCGTTCGCTGATATGTGGAAGGACCCTGAACTGTTAAGAGAGTTTGACTGGACGCAAAGTGAATACTTTGTTACCAGTGTGAGCTGTCCTTATTTTAAGAATCAAGTTCCAGTAATTCCCAATTACAAGGAATTTATTAAGATTGCAAAAGAATACGTTGACGCAGTTGATATAGCTATTATTGGCAGAGATCAAAATATATTAGAGCATCAACAAAACAGAGTTAGAAAAGAACATACAACGCCACAAGCTATAAAAAGTTTTAAGTGGTTATTAGAAAATGAACAATGTACATTCTTAAGTCAAGAACTATTGTACCTGTATAAGAACAGTTATTTAGAACAGATAAGCGGAGAGCTAGATTGGCCTATTGCTTATTGGGATCCAGAAATAGATGAGATTTTAAAAGAAGATGCGAACAAAAAATACATCAAACCAGCTGATCCATATTGGTTAGACTTTGAAGTAGAAAGAGCAGTTCGCGAAAGTTAGAGAGAATAATGTTAAAAGATTGGAGCCCACTTATAGTTGCAATAGTAATCGCCGCAGGAATAATTTGTGGAACAGTTTTTACTGATTATCCTGAGAAATGGTTCAGACATCAAATGAGTTGTGATGGATCAATAGGTGGTGGTTGTGTTTGCACTGAAGAGTCAGACAGTTTGTTGTGTAATATAAAAAGCAGTTAGGAGAACAATGTTAGACGTTTTTATGTTAACCTTTGGAGAGCCAGAGGCAGATGATAACTTTGCAATACTACAAGAGAAAGCACCACACGCAAAAAGGATAGATGGTATTGAAGGATTACTTAATGCTCATAAAGCCTGTGCTGAAGAAAGTAGAACAGGGTACTTTTATGTTTGTGATGCTGACGCAGTAATACAGGAAAACTTTCAGTTTAAATTTGAACCTAGTGATAGGAGAGAAGCATATCCAGGAGTTCCAGAAACTGAATGTGTATTTACATATAGGAGTCATAATCCTGTAAATGATCTAGTTTATGGTTATGGTGGCCTTAAGTTATTTCCTAAGAAGAATTTACTAGAAGTGGACGAGTTTAAAGTAGATATGACTACAAGTATAGGAGCAAAATTTGTTCCAAAATTTGAGATAAGTAATGTAACGGCATTCAATACAGATCCATTTAATACATGGCGTAGTGCGTTCCGTGAGTGTACAAAGTTAGCAAGTAATATTATAGATCATAACAAGCAAGTTGATGATACATATAGACTTGAAGTCTGGTGTACACGTGGAGAAAACAGAAGGTATGGTGATTATGCCATACTAGGTGCTCAGCAAGGAAAAGACTTTGGAGAGCACTATAAAAATAACACCGAAGCATTAAGAAAGATTAATGACTGGAAGTGGTTAAAGGAGAAATTTAATGAAGTTGTCTGAGTTTAAAGAACAATACCATTGGATGAATGGATTGAGCGAATACTTTGATTTTAATGGGCAGGCTGGTAGATGGGAAAACGTACACAAAGCTCTGTATCATGATAATTGGTACAGGAAACGTGATGTTATGATTGATTTAGCAAATATGCCTAATTCAAATCCTGCTCACGTTAAGGCTTGGATGAATGTATTGTTACATGAACAATTAGATGATGTAGAAATTAAACCACAGTTAGTTGCAACACTATTTAGAAAGTATATGTTTGAGGATCCTTTCCTTGTAAACATATGTAAGTTTATTAATTATTGGGCAGATGGCGACAAGGCCGCAGAGATGCCAGATATGAATGACTTCTTAAGTAGAGGACAAGTAAAAAGTAAATTATGGTTAGTAAGTGAACTAGCAAAAGTAGTAGACGGTCCAATAGGTAATGTAGTATTTTACGGTGGATGGTATAACTTTATAGCTCATATGTTATTTGCACAATTTGATGTATCTAAAATATGGAGTTTAGATTTAGATCAAAATGTTATTGAACCAAGTAAAAGATTATATCCAAACGAAGTTAAAGAAGAAAGATTTACTCCTATCACAACAGATGTAAATAAGATTAGATGGAACGAAAAGAATATGTTAACTTATAGTGCTGACTTAGAAGCAAAACACAAAGAAGCAGGTAAGTTATTACCACAAGATATATATGATAACAGTTTTATTGATAGAGGCAAGATACATTTAGTAATTAATACAAGTTGTGAGCATATGGATAACAGTTGGTATGAGAACTTACCAAAGGGAACATTTGTTTTATTACATCAAAATGATTATTTTAGCAATGAGCAACACGTGAATTGTTGCAAAGATGTAGAAGATGTTAAAAAGAAATATCCTATGCAAAGTATATTATATGAAGGCGAGTTAGATACCCACCTATACAATAGATTTATGTTGATTGGTGTTAAGTAATGAAAAATGATGTAGTATATATAGAATTTATAGTGGGCGAAGATATGCAACACACAGGTGAGCAAGATGCTTGTTGTAAAATATCAGCAGAGCTAGGTGCAAAAGGATTAGAGTACGGTGTAGACTTCTGGTTTCATGATATAGTGAGAGATGTAAGAGCAAAAGAAGTAGCAATAAGATTTGGATTCAGCGATCAACACGAGGCAATGTTATTAAAACTTTCTGGTGTAGGAATCGCGGCAAGTATACATTAGGAGAGTATAAATGGATATTAGAGTAGCAGAAATTTTAGATAAAGAATTAGATAGGCAAACTTCAACTATAGAATTAATTGCAAGTGAAAACTTTGCTTCAAGAAGTGTTATGGATCTTGCAGGCTCTGTATTTACAAATAAGTATGCAGAAGGTTACCCAGGTAAAAGATATTATAATGGGTGCGAACATATGGACGAGATAGAAGATCTTGCTATTGAAGAATTAAAGAAACTATATGTTTGTAATTTCGCCAATGTACAACCACATTCAGGAGTAAATGCTAACACCGCAGTATATCAAGCATTTATGAAACCTGGTGATAAATTAATGGGAATGGATTTAGCTAGTGGAGGACATCTATCACATGGTGCACCACCAACATTAAGTGGTAAAGTTTACAATTCAATAACCTATGGTGTTGATGAAAACGGTTTGTTAGATTATGACTATATCGAAAGAGTAGCTATGGTTAACACACCAAAAGTAATTGTTGCAGGTGCTAGTGCATATCCAAGACAAATAGATTGGTTAGCATTTAGAAGAATTGCAGATACTGTAGGTGCTATATTAGTTGTAGACATGGCACACTATTCTGGACTAATTGCTGGTAGGGCTTATGACAGTCCGTTAGCATATGCAGATGTAGTTACTAGTACCACACACAAAACTTTACGTGGTCCACGTGGAGGTATGATATTATGGAACAAAGAAGAATATACTAAAAGAATTAATAGCAGTATATTTCCTGGTACACAAGGTGGTCCTTTAATGAATATTATTGCCGCTAAAGCACAATGCTACATAGAAGCAAATACAGATGAATTTAAAGAATACTCTCAACAGGTTATTAAAAATGCTAGGGCAATGGCAAAAGTATTTATAGAAAACAATTTTAAACTATTAACTAATGGTACAGATAGTCATATACTATTATTAGATTTAAGTGACAGCAAATGGTCTGGTAGAGAAGCCGCTGATATATTAGAAAAGAATAATATAACAGTAAACAAAAATGGAGTACCAAATGATCCCAGAAACTTTATAGAAACAAGTGGTATAAGAATTGGTACTGCCGCTGAAACAACCAGAGGACATAAAGAAGAATGGTTTTCCAACCTTGCTCAACAAATTGTAGATTTATTAAATGAATAGAAAAATTTATAATAGAATAACTGAAATAGTTAAAAGTAGTCCTTCTACGTTATACAATTATTCGGAAATGCAAAATGCTATCAGAGGCATTTTTGATGTTAACGTTGAAATTAACGATCAAGATAATTTAATACAGATTGCTGACAAAACTGATAAAGCAGTATTAGGAAAATATTTTGCTGAAGTATGGCAATCAAAAACAAAATCATACAAGTATAGTGGACTAGCATTAATTGATGAAGTAAACAATTTAAAGCCAAGAAGTGTTTTAGATCTTGGTTGCGGGTTTAATGAATTCAAAGGAAAGATAAAAAATGTAATTGGTATTGATCCCTACAATAAGAAGGCAGATATACAATCAAGTATTCTTGAATACCAAAGTAAAGTTCCGTATGATGTGGTAATTAGTTTAGGTAGTATTAATTTTGGTACAGTAGATAATATACTACAAGAACTAAAACACGCAGTGAAATTAACAACAAAGGGAGGACTTATGTTCTTCCGTGTTAATCCAGGTAAACTTCACCAAGCAAAAGAATCACAATGGATTGAATTTTTTGATTGGAATACAGAGTTTATTCTAAATAGTGCTAACCTACTTGGATGTCAAGTAGTTAGTATTAAGCCAGATGGAGACCGTTTCTACTTTGTCTGGAAGGTATTGGGATAAATAAAAACAGTGTAGAGTTACACAATCCCCTCAAATTTTATGATGGTTACTGTGGCGAATGCCGTAAACAGATACAAACCATTACTCATCAAAGATGTTTTATCGGAATAACTTGCTGATCGGAGCAGGCATTTCCATGACTGAAACGTTGATTACAATGTTTCAAACACAAATAAGAAGTTAAGGAGAAACTAATATGATTAAGAAACTTCTAGCAACAGTAGCTTTAACAGTTATGATGGCTACTTCAGCAGTAGCAGAAACTTTTGAACTTCAGTTTCCGAACGGCCCAGGTAAAGGCGGTACGGCATTCTGGGGCGATACAGTAATGAAAGAGCTTAATGCCAAGCTCGAAAAATATGGGCATAATATTATTCCACGTTACCTACCAGGACAACGTGGTAAAAAGTCTCTTAAAGACTATGGCGGTTCATATATGGAACGTCCAAAAACACTTATGATTGCACACGGTGGTAATGGTGAAGGCTTCCTTATTGAAGATGTAGGTGGTTTTGATTATCGTAACTACGATCCAGTGGTTGTAATGAATACAAACATTTGGGTTTCAATCAACGAAGGTGTTGACTTTAAAAATGATGTAGTTAAGTTTCCAGCAACAGGTGGTACAGGATTTGCCGCTGATATTATTGCAGTTGGTATGATGGCTTGTGGACCTGAACTTAATGCAACAGTTGAAAAGTTCTTATCATGTACTAGTGAACGTCTACGTTTCATTCCAGGATTTAATTCTGGTGGTGAAAGACGTCAAGCAT